TGGTGTTGGTGTTGGTGTTGGTGTTGGTGTTGGTGTTGGTGTTGGTGTTGGTGTTGGTGTTGGTGTTGGTGTTGGTGTTGGTAGCTTAACGTCCGTTGAGCGTTCGTTGAACGTCCGTTCATTGTTCGTTGTGCTTTCGTTGTGCGGTTGTTGTGCCTTCGCTTTTCGGGCGTTGACCGAGGCGTGTGCAGATGCGCGAGCCTTCGCTTGCTTGTCTTGCATTCTCAAGATTTCTTCATCGCAACGAACGTGTCGCCAGCCTTCGGGCGTTTGCTCAAAAAACTCATTCAGCACGTCACGAATCGTGGCGGCATGGTCACGCAAACGAATGAGCCGTGCAATCTCGGTCACGTCTGCTGGCAGTTGGCCTTCGCGCAGGTAGTACGCATCCAACATTCGGCGGTAGGCCAAATCCTCCATCGGGTCGAGGTGGCCCGTGTGACTGGCGTAGTCGCCAAGGTGAAACGGGTAATAGTTCATTGAACCCCCAGAAAAAGAAAACCCCAGACACCCCGTGGGTTCAGCACGGAATATCTGGGGTCAGCCATTGACGGCTTATGAGTATCTGGCCCTGAACCGACCAACGCATAAACCGTCTCGTTGAAATTATAACTCCATCAGACGGGTGGGTAAAGGTCTGGCCGCAACAACGACCTCGACACGCCCGTGGCCTTTTCGATGGGCAGCACGAACTTGGCCGGGATGTTGGCCCGTGCCTTCCACATAGATATCTGCCCCGTGTTGCAGCCGATCAACAGCCCGAGCTTCCTCATGCTCCCGGCGGTCTTGATGGCCCGGTGTAGTGCTTTCATTTGTTCCATGCCGCGCATCATAACGTATCGTGCAAAAAAGACACAACCCACCCACGAAAAAATTATTTTTTGTTTATTTTAAATTTTGTGTTTATAATGCTCACACGGCGGTCATGGGGACTGCCGGTCAACTGGAGAACACGATGGAACACAACATGGCAAAAATCGCCGCCGCGCTCGTCAAAGCTCAACGTGAGTTTGGCCCCGCGCTTAAGACCTCAAGCAACCCGCATTTCAAGTCGCGTTATGCCGACCTCGCCGCTTGCGTTGAAGCCGTGATGGACGGCCTGAACAACAACGGCATCGCGCTGATTCAAAAAACTCACCAATGCGAATCTGGCGTTATGGTGGAAACGATGTTTGTCCACGAATCGGGCGAGACGCTTTCCAGCGGTGTGCTGCACGTTCCCGCATCCAAGCAAGACCCGCAGGGCTATGGTTCGGCACTTACCTACGCACGGCGGTATTCATTGATGGCCGCTTGCGGTATCGCGCCCGAAGATGACGATGGCAACGCCGCCAGCCGCAAACCAACTCAAGCGTTCAACCTGCAAGCCGCATCCACCGATGCCGCCGCCGCCAAGACGATTGATGAGTTGGGCAAGGTTTGGTCTAAGCACAGCGCGATTGCCAGCGCCGCCAATGACCGCCAAGGTTATGCCGCGCTTAAAACGCTTATTAATGACCGCAAAGAAACATTGGAGGCAGCATGATTCTCAAATCTCAATCCATGCGCTTTGTCATGGCAACCATGATGGACGTTGACCACGAATGGCAAACCAACAAATGGAAAGACAAAAACGACATGATTAACCCAGACGCGCCGATGGTTGTGCAAGTCGGCGACTACGGTTATGAGGTGCAGTCTTGCGGTGGTGATGGCGATATTGAGGGTTTCGTCATTCAATGCAAAGACGAACCCGTCTGCAAGTGGGACGGATTGGAGTGCATCAAATTATGACCGCACCCGTTTGGCCTTTCCCGCCGCCCGGTGGCCCCGTGCCTTGGACGCGCAAACAGATTCAGGAATACAACCAGCAGCAACGGGACAAATTGCCCCCTGCACCGTTTTAAAGGACTGACGCATGACACAAATTATTCAAGGCACGCCCGAATGGTTTGCCCAACGTGTAGGCAAGGCCACGGCCAGCCGCATCGCTGACATTATTGCCAAGACCAAGACAGGCCCAAGCACCAGCCGCGCCAATTACCTCGCGCAGTTGGTGGCCGAGCGTTTGACGGGCAACCCGGCTGAATCGTTTTCCAATGCCGCCATGCAACACGGCACGGAAACCGAACCGCTGGCACGTATGGCCTACGAGGTCGCCACGGGCCGCTTTGTCACCGAGGTGGACATGGTTCCTCACCCGCGCATTGAAATGTCGGGCGCAAGCCCTGACGGGTTGGTTGGCGATGATGGCTTGATCGAGATTAAGTGCCCCAACACGGCCACGCATATTGACACGCTGTTGACGCAAAAAGCCCCAAGCAAGTACGTGCCGCAGATGATGTGGCAAATGGCTTGCACGGGTCGTCAGTGGTGCGACTTTGTGAGCTTTGACCCACGGATGCCAGCCAATATGCAACTGTTCATCAAGCGCGTGGAGCGTGACGATGCGCTGATTGCCGAATATGAGGCCGAAGTGGAAAAGTTTTTGGCCGATGTGGACAAGACCGTTGCCAGCCTGAACGCTTTGGGGTTTGGCGAATGAACACGGGCGCACAACTCCGAGACCGTGGCATTGCGTTGGTCAGCGCAGGGAATGAGGACTGGGTTTACGAGGCCCGTTCCATTGCCATCGAGATCGCCACCGCTTACGGCACTGTGACCATCAACGATGTGCGCGAGCGCATCGAATTACCCGAGCATCTTAGCCCGAACCTTTGGGGCGCTGTCCTGCGTGGCAGCGACTTTGAGGCCGTGGGCTATACGCAAGCAACACACCCATCGGCTCATGCCCGTGTGGTGCGAATTTACAAACTGAAAGGAAACTGAGAAATGAAAGCAAATGGATTGGCCCGTATCGGGCGCGATGTTGAAGTGCGCCACACACCCAACGGCGAGGCAGTCGCCAATTTGTCGCTGGCGTTCACGTATGGCAAACGTGGCGCAGACGGCAAACGCCCGACACAATGGGTTGAGGCCGCGCTGTGGGGCAAACGTGCTGAATCGCTTGCGCCGTATCTGGTCAAAGGCCAGCAGGTCGTGGCGTACCTTGAGGACGTGAGCATCCAAACCTTCCGCAAACAAGACGGCACGGACGGCGTAAAGTTGGCCGCACGGGTTAGCGACTTGGAATTGATTGCAGGACAGGCCGAAACCCAACAGCAAGCGCCAACACCACGCCAAGCCCCCGCACCACGTCCAGCAGCGCCAAGCGGCTTTGACGACATGGACGATGGGGATATCCCCTTTTAGTAGTTTGATGATATGATGTAATTTTTCAAAGGAAAGATTATGTCCATCGAATCAGATGCTTATGCAAAACACAAAAACCTCAAATTGGCCGCAAGCGAAATTGGGGTTCCGTGGCAGACCTTGTATTGCAGACTGAAAGCGCAAGGCGTTGCCATAACTGGTGACAAATTGCGCTACGGCTCAGACAGGGACAGGCTCGGCGCATATGGAGAGCAACTTTTTGCAACCATTGTTCCACTTGCGAAAAATGCAAACCAAAGCAAATTTCAAAGCAAGGTTGATTTTGATGTAAACGGATTCAAAGTTGATGTTAAGGCCAGCCTTCCAAGGCAGTTGAACAAAAGGTTTCCGGCATTGTCGTGGTCTTTTTCTTTCAAAAAACAAGCCTTACACGCCGACTTCATTGTTTGTTTTTGTCTTGATGAACAAAAAGAAATTGAGCACATTTTGCTTGTGCCAAAAGAATTTTTTGTCGGGCTTCAAACAGTATCTGTTTCAAGAAAAGGTTGCAGCAAGTGGCTGGATTATGAGATCGCCAAAAATGAACTTTCAAATTTCTTTTCATCTATGAAGGACATGACATGACAAAAGAAACCAAAAAACCCGCAACCCACACCTTTGTCACTATTCGGATGCCCAAGGAGCTTGTCGCCAAGATTGACGCGTTGGCCGTTGAAGCCATGCGCTCGCGCTCGGGGCAAATCCAGCACATCCTGAAACAGGCATTGGGTTAAACTCCAGCCGTCTCCAGTGACAAGCGCAGTTGCCAAAACGCCTTGTCTTAGCCTCGCCATCGTGCGGGGCTTTTTTTTGTATCAAAAAAGCGACAAGTTGCGGAAAAGCAACGTCACCTCTTGGTGGTTGTGTTTTTTTGTGTTTATAATAAACACATCAACAACGCAAACAGGAGAAACCCATGAAATTCAACAAACACCACGTCACCAACGGCACGATCAAAGCCCGTGTGTCGTATCACCTCGACAACCGCATTGATGGCCGCCAATGCGTCACGCTGTACGCCAAGGACTATGACCGCAACTTGGGCGAGCTTTTCCCCGAGCAGTACGTGAACAACTCGGACGCAATGACCGATTATTTCGAGAAAGGCCGTGTTGTGCTTTTCCCCGACCACCCGTTTTATGCCCATGCCCGTCACCGCGCCATGATTAACGATGCCGACCAGCGCATCAAGTCCGAGCAACGCCGCGCCAAATGGGTGTTGCCTTCCACGCAAATTGTCGCGCTTTAATTTGCCCCAACTTCTAATTTTTTGTTTATAATTAACACGTCAACAACTGGAGAACACAATGCAAAAACTGACCGACCTCATCACCGCCACCGCCATCGGCCTTGCGCTTGCGGCTTTGGCCCTTGCTTACTTTGACGTTTTGACCAAGTGAGGCACACAATGACCAACACCAGCATCCACAAAGTCGTATCCGTTGAACTTGGCGAGCGCTACTACCACGGCGGCAGTTCTGCCCCGTTTTGGAGCCGCGAAATCATCGTTAAAGACGAAAACGGCAACACGCATACGCTGGCATTGTTTGCCAACGGCGAAGAAGATTCAGACGCATTAAAGGTGGCAGCATGACCGAGCAACCACAACCAACACAAGAAGAAATCAACGAGCGCATCCGCGCCAAGATTTGGGACGAATACGACAGGGGATGGGATAGTTTTGACGATAGCGATGAGGAGGACGAGTGATGGACAGCATGGAACATTTCGAGCAGCTTTATGGCGAACTCAACCTCGCGCCAAACGATGCGGCCAAATGGGTGTTTGCCAGCGGTTGGAATTCAGCCTTGACGGAGCTTTTGCGTCAGGTTGGAGGCTTACCCTTGGACAAAGAAACCCGCGCTTGCATGGCCGTCCAAATAGGCCAAATGATGCACATCAACCCCGCCGACATTCAAAGGACTATGCAATGAAACGATACGACCCAATCACTTACCGCCATCCACGCACAACCGAAGAGGCATTTGGGTTCAGCCCGTTTGCCATCGAGCGGCCACGTTATCACCCGCTGATGCGGTTCTGGGGTGAGATTGTTTTGGCTGTTGCCATTGTTGCCGTGGTGGTTTTGATTCTGCGAGGTGCGGCATGAAATATAAACACACACCGGGGCCGTGGCAAATGAGGGCTGCAATTAAGCCAGATGAATTTGACATACGGGACGAAAATTCATCTGGTGGATATGCGCCAATCGCAAAGGTTAAAGGCGACAAACGGTCAACAATTGAGCAGGCTGCTGCAAACGCTAGGCTGATTGCCGCTGCGCCCGAGTTGCTAGACGCGCTTATGACGTTTCCGCAATCAATTGCTTGGACAGACCAAGAATTATGGGATTGGAGCGCAAAAGCGCTTGCCGCTATCGAAAAAGCAACAGGAGAACAGACATGAACAAGCTCTGGATTCTGGCAACCGTGGCACTGGCCGGGGTGCTGCACGTCATCACCGTTGAGAACGCCTACGACCAAGGGTATGAGGACGCTGAGAGGGCGCTTGGCACAACGGCAGAGCAATGTTTTCGCTGGTGTTTTGGCGATAACGACAAGCGCTTTGACCATGAACTCAAACAATTTTGCAAAAAGGCACAACCATGAAACACATCATCACGGCACTGGCCCTTGTTGCCAGCACAACGGCATCGGCTCAGTTTTTTAACGGCAATGATTTGTTTAACCACATGACTGACGAAGCTCCGATAAAGCGGATGCTGGCAATGGGCTATATCGCTGGTACTTCTGATTTCTCTCAGGGCGACTTCCATTGCACACCAGCATCGGTGTCGCTTGGTCAAACAAACGACGTGGTTATGCAGTATTTGAGACAAGACCCCGTGAACCGCCACCGTGACGCATCGGTTCTGGTTGTGGTCGCACTTGCAAAAGCATGGCCCTGCGCCAAGAAAGGCAACCTGTGAACCGCCAACAAATCGAAGAACACCTCGGCATCGCCAAGCCAGCCAAGGTGCGGCAGAGCTACCCCATGATTAACCAAGAAACACCCTCGCACTGGCGCAAGACCTTGAAGCTGTGGGCCATCGTGGTGCTGATTTACATCGGGCTGTCTTTGGTCGGCGGCATGGTTGCTGGAATCATTGAAAGGGTTTGGCTATGACAACAAAGACATTTGCCGAACGCTGCACCCTGTCCGAGCAGTGCCTACCCGATGCGCCATACCGCGCCATGCTGACGAAGCTGCACGTCGAAATGCAAGCCGAGATCGAGCGTTTAAACAAAGCCCTGACGTGGGAGCAGAACCGCGCTGGGCGCATCGGCACACACGGCCCCGGATGCCACACATGGGGGCCAGCGCACTACGAGTGTTTGTTGCGCGAGCATGAGCGCCTGAAGATCGAAACCGCGCTCAACAAGATGGCAGAGAACGCCCGTGAGCTTGGGTTGAGTTATGACGATGAACCAAAGATCGGCTGTGTAAACCACGACTGTGACCAGTGCAAGGCTGTGCAGGAGCCTTTAGGCTACATCGCGTCAATGGCTGCAAATGATCTTCAAGCATCCATATACCGCGACGTGACTGTCTACGGCGAAGATTTGGAAGATACGGTTGCGATCTACACCACCCCACCCGCAGCACAGCCAGCACCTGTGCCGCTGACGGATGAGCAGATACAACTGGTCGTGAGCCAAGCTGTAAGCGCAGAAACTCTTTCGTGGCTTGGCTACAAGAAAGACGCTGACGGCAAGTACACAGTGCCTGTTCTGTCGCCATCTGATTATCAGTTCGCCCGAGCCATCGAAGCCGCCCACGGCATTAAGGCGTAAGACATGAGGCCCGATTACTGCCCTGTGGTCAATGAACCATGTCAAAAACTGTGCGATACGCCATGCAGCAAAACAATGCAGCGTCAATGGGTTGGACTAGCGGATGATGAGATTTATTCTGTGCTTCAAAATTTACAAGTAATGTACAACCGCCCACCAACTACGGACAGCAGAATAATTTTTGCCAGAGCCATCGAAGCCAAACTCAAGGAGCTGAACACATGAACTGGCTGCTTCTAATGCAGATCGCCACATGGGTAATCGTGGGCGCTCTGGTTATGTTCTTGGGCCTGACCGTGACCGTTTGGATGATTGCTTTATGAGAAAAAAATCAAAATACAAACCAAAACCAGTATTGCAAAACCCGTTGGGCTATGTTTTGGACGGCATTGCACCTATCACGGCGCACAGCAAATACTTGGTCGAGTTGCAACTCAAGAACTCCAGCGCAATGGTCAACTTGATGCAAGGCAAGGCCACCAAGCAAGACATGAATATCATCATTGCCATGTCCAACATTGTGGAGGCGTTGTGTGAGTTGGGTTTTGGCAAAGAATATGCAAGCGTGGCCGTTGACGGGCGCGAGGCGATTATTTCCATTGTCTATCGTGCGGTGGACAAATTCCGATTCGTGCCAACAGGCCCAGAGATTAAAGCGCTCAACACATTGATGGAACTGCACGACGAGCAAATGCAAGTCATCACCGTGCGAGACATGGACAAGGCCATTGCTCATTCCAAAGAAAAGCTGCGAAACAAACGCGCAACCGTATTACCTGAACCGAAAGAGATAGCATGAAAATTGACGAAACCCTGTGGCCGCTTCCGTCTGCGTTTAACATACGTGAGGGCAGTCCTTTTGGCCGTTCACCTGCGTTTGTGAAATCCGCAAATCGCGCAGCAATCAGCGCCAAGGCAGGAATGGCCGCAGCACTCAAAACCAACGACCCAAAGAAAAAACGAGTCATCAAAAAATGAGCATTGAATCAATCGCCCTTTGGCACAAACGCGCACGACCAGCACCAACGCAACGTGATTTTGACGTTCAACTTGGATGCCATCTTGAGGAAATCGTGGAGATGGTCGAAGCCTTGCGATTCAGCCACACAACGGGCAACGGCATTGAAATGCCCGGCAAAAACTCGGACATATATCAAGTGGTTAAGGCATATGCGGACGGCCTGAAAAGCGGACGCATGACAGCCACCATTGCCAACAAGGTTGATTTTGTGGATTCAGTGGCCGACCAAGTTGTCACGTCCGTTGGTGTTGGTCATTGCGCCAACGCAAAAATTGTGAAGGCGCTGGACGTTGTGAACACGTCCAACTGGAGCAAATACAGTGAGAACGGCGAGCCGTATTTTGACCAGAACGGCAAGATTTTGAAGGGGCCGAATTACGTGCCTCCCGCGCTTGATTCGTGCATTTGAAATTGCGAGGCGTGGAATTGAACCACGTTCTTTAGGCTCCAAGGCCTAACGTCCTACCAATGAACGACCCCGCGAAAATCAGGCAACCGCCATCACTGCATTGTAGCGGCGTTGGCGGTCCTCAAGTCCAATCGTGCCGCCGTTGATTTTTTTGGTCAACGCCACAAAGTCGCCACTGTCGGCAATCGGGCCGCACTTGTTGACCGACCAGAACCAAGCCGCCGACATTGACGCACCCTCGGGCGACAACAGCAGGTCAGGGTTTCCCACCAAATCCATGCCCAAGCCTTGCCCACAACGGGTGTAATTGTCTTTGCCTGTGAGTTGCTTTAGGCCACGGCCACGATATCGCCAGCCATCGCCAGATTCAATGTTGCCGTTTGCCATGCGGTTGGCATAGACGGTATTGGCAATGGCCTCGGGTTGACGATGCAGCGCCAGCGCGAACTTGTTTGGCTGATTCTTGCCCTTGACCTTAATGGGCTTTTTATCTGGCCCCATTACGGCAAACCGACCCGGCCAAACAGCGGCCATCGTGTCGGCGCTGTAATTCAGGTTCTCGGTCAAGGTTTTGAACCCTGCCGATTCATGGGCGCATTGAGCAATCCAAGCCGCCACCTGACGCTTGGTTGTGATGCCAAAGCGCTCCAAGGCCACCTGCACATGGGGCAACCAGCGGTCAGCCAGTTCGCGGTTTACGCCAGCGGCCACAAGATGCTCAAGCGTGGGTCTCATTTTTTGTCCTTTGCACGACTGCCAAGCGATGAGCCAAGCAAGAACTGGAACATGGACGCAACCATCGTGCCCAACACAAAGCCCAAGATTGTGTCGGCAAAACGCACGTTGCTTTCAGGAATGTTGCCAAACGTGATAAAGCCAATATAAAGCGCCGACAGGATAGACCACCCGCCAATAAAGTAATAGACAAAGCGGCGCACCAGCGGGTCATCCGACTGCATGGCGGTCAACTGCATATTGCGAGCGCCTTCCATGTTTTTGAGGTCAATCTCGGCCATAAATTCTTCATGCTTCATGGCGGCTTCTTGCAGGGACTTTGTGTCCTCATCGGTCATTTGATCTTCGGGTTTGAGCTTCACGCCCAACTTTTCTTCCACGGCCTCAACGCCTTTTTCCATGACGGCATCTGCCACCTTGGGCAAGCCTCGGTCAATCAGGCCCGAGACGATGGACATAACCATTGGGTTAGCGAGCAGTGGCAACATCATTCAGCCTCTTTTGTTTCTGGTTTTGCATCATCGGTTGGTGGCTTTTTGTTCATTGCCAACAACGTGCCCAACGAGCCAACAATGAACGTGGCGATGGGAGTGATTAGCTCAAAGAACTTTGCGTCGATGGGGGCCATTGCGTTCATGGGTTGGGTCACAAAGACCAGCGAGTAAAGCACCACGCCGACAATGCCCATGAGAGTAATTGAAAGCGTGATGCCGATGGCGAAACGCAGTTTGGTGTCGAGGTCACTTTGCATCAAGTTCTCCAATCAGGTATTTGGTGCAAGTGCCGTTGGCCTCACACACAGGGGGGTTGCAGGATGGGGACGAAAAATTGGCAGGGTCTTGGCATGGGTATCGGTATGCGTCCGAGCAAGCGGTCAACGCAAGCGCGGCCAGTGCCAACAAAATGGATTGCTTCATGGCTTACCTCCCGAGCGGGTTTGTGGTTGCGCGTTTCAGTCCGGCCATTTCGTTTCGCAACGATGCCGTGACTGATTCAAGCTCACGTTTGATGGCCTCCAAACGGGTTTGCACTTCACGGCTCACGGCGGCAGCGTCTGACGATGCACTGCCAGCCACCGCTTTGGCCTCACGCGATAGCGCAATGGCGTTTGTCATGCTTTCAGTCAGGCGCACCAACGTGTCGGACGTTGCCAGTTGGCGCTCCTTTGCGGCCTTCATTTCAACCTCAAGCACTTGGAGCCGCGACTTTAAATCCGTGTCGTTGTATTGCTCAAACGCTTCAACTTGCTCAATGGCCGTCATTGCGCGGTTATACAGCGTCACGCCGTAATATCCACCAGAGCCAAGCGCACCAATCACGGACACAAGCCCCGCAATAATCATCGTTGGCGACAACGTAAGGCTGAACGTCTTTGCTTCGTCACTCATAACCGCTTCCCTGAATTGTGTTGCTGTTGATTATCTGTTGAAAAATCTGGTTTTGCACGTCTGCCAAACCTTCAAAATTGCCATTCACCGTGAACAAGCCCATCACCAAGTCCTGTTGTTTTTTTACATCATCAGGCATTTGTTGGCTCAAGGTCAGCGTTTCAATGATTGTCGGCTGCGGTGGTAGCGCACCGATCATCGTCAGGCGTTGAACCATTGCCGCCGCCTTCGCACCAGTCCCGGCATTGGACGCTGGCGCACTGTTGGCCGCTGACGGGGCAACGGGCGCGGGTGTGTTCGCTGGCGCATCGTTGCTTTGTGCTGGCGTTTCCTGCGGGGTTTCCGCTGGTGTCTCCATTGTCGTCATCGGCGCAGGTGTTGGCACAGTTGCAGGTGCGCTCGGCATGGCGGGGGCACTTATGGGGCTGACTGGTGACAGCGGGTTGGTTGGATTCGTGACCGACTTGGTGCATGAATCGCTCACGAGGTTCCATTGGCCCCAGACCGCTTGGCCGTAGGGGTCGGGGCAGACGCTTTGGCGCGTGTAGTCTTTTTGCCCGATGAATCCGGCTTGGCAGCTTTCGGTTTTGCTTTCGGTGCTGGTTTGGCAGCTTGGCGGGTTCGGGGTGCAGTTGCTTTGGGTTTGCCACTCGCCCCAGACGGGCTGGCCGTAGGGGTCGGGGCAGGTGCTTTGTCGGATTCGGGTAACAGTCCCAGAGGTATTGGCAGGGCAGGAACCTTGCTCACTCTCGGTGCTGGTCTGACAGGTTGGCGCGGGAGGGGGCGCTGGTGGGACGTAGTTTCCGCAGAACAGTGATTGCCAGTTTGGGTCGTAGGCTCCGGGCACACACGCCCAACAGTCGGAGTTTGCGATGCAATAGTTCCGACCTTGGAGGTCCACCATCCACGGAGTTGTGCAATAGCACGCCCAAGCATCACTTGGCTTCCACAGCAGGAGCAACAGGAGGAGTCCAAGCCTTGCCATATAACTCCTTGAATCGGTCAGGTGTTATCGCCCACCAAGCAAGACGCGCCGGGTCACCAATCGCGCCACCAATGGGGCATGGGCTACCGCTCATTTCCATTGCGTCCCAAACGCGCTTGTCTTGGCACAGCATGGCAACAGCGGCCACCTTTAAGCCTTGGTCTGACAGCGCCCGAGCGAGTTTGATGCGTTCACAGTTTGCGTCAGTGATGGTCGTGCCGCCAGCAAAGCCAATGACCGTGGAACTAATTGCACCCGAAACTGGAATGGCGCAAATGTCATTGCCCATTGAAGTAACGGACGGGGCCATTGCCGTTGGCGGTGGTTGGCCTTTGTAATTGATGGTGGTGTCTTGCGCGTATGCGGTGCTGGTGAGGACAGCAAACAATGCAACCAAAAACCTAACTACAACGGCGGTCATGGCTTGAACTTGACGTGTTCCCACGCTGCACCAATGGCAACAAATAAACCACCAATCCACAGGATTGGCTTTGCGGCTTTGGCAAGCCATTCAAGAACAGTAAACGCACCTTGGGCAGCATTGAAAGCATTGACGATGCCTTCCGTGTCCATGTAAATCTTGTCCACCTTGGATTCAACAGCGCAAAGGCGGTCATAGATTTCTTTGTGAGTTACTTCCTCGGCCATCGGTTGCTCCTGCGTCAGTTTGGTTTAATAGGCCATTGAATGTCGGTTGGGAAGCCCGACTGTTCTGGCACATCGCGTAAGGCTTGACGGTATGGAGCCCACAAGTCCTTTGTGGCTTGCGGCACGTCTGCGGCTTGCGTCCAATCGGTTGAGGCCAGCAATGCGTTACGCTGCGACCGTGCAGCGGCTGAAAGTTCTTTAGTTGTTGGTGGTGGTGTTGGCACGTATTCAGCCACGTCACTTTGCACCAAAGCGGCAAAGATTTCGCGTCCATGCGCTTCTAAATCGTCAGGCGATGCGGTGAATGGAATCCATCCATAAGTTGGGTGGTTGATTTCGCAGTCAATCATTGTGTGTTCTGCGTTTGCCCATATTTGGTTTCGAGTTTTTATTTGCATAATTCAATTCTTTTATGAAATGCGTAAAAACAAAGTTCCAGCGCTGTATTCAATTGTGTCATCTCCGCTTGTATATGAAACAAAAGGCGCATATCCCATACATCTCCATGTTCCAGAAGGCGATCCACCCGTGCCGATATTTGGAGCGGCTGTTCCGGAAAATCTATAAATATTACCACTGTGATTTCTAAGAATCGGGCCACCTTGATAACCCAAACTAGAACCTGCAAAAGTGCTTCCGGGTGATATTGTTCCACTCCCTGAAGTTCTTATCAAAAAAGCATAAGTTCCAACAGCGCCGACAGAAGCGCCAGCGGTTGCAGCCAGAACGTTTGTTGTATTCATACGTTCTAAGCTGGTGATTGCCGCGGTTTGTATTTGTGGCGCACCACTTGCACCCTCAGACAATGCAATGATGTTTTCTTTGATGGCAATAATGTCCACCGAACGAATCGGGTCTCCGGGTTCCAGAACCGTGCTTGATACGTTTGTCCACGTTGCCATTATTGGTACTCCCAACCATTTGTGCTGTCAGGCATCAGCCCATTTTCATCAGCGTAAAAAGACAATCTTTGTTCTGTAATTTCTTCTGGTGTGTAATCTTCATAATGCAATGCATCGTTTTCCGTGTAAAAACCCACACGCGCCACACGGATTGCGAAGCTCTGCAACTGATACTCCACCACCTCGCCCGGCTGCACTTCTTCTGCCGAGAGAATTTGATAACGCTCAAACTGCGGCACACCAAACGGGTCAACAATGTTGCGGTGCTGCACTGTCAACACATCGCCCGTCCAGTAGCTGCGGTCTTTTGCGTCCACGCGCAATTTTAAAGTCTTTGGGTTGTCAATGGCAAATTCCAAAAACCTTGTGCCAAGAATAATTGCCTGTGCATCAGTCTGAATCCAACGGGCAAAAATCTTGCGAATCTTGGCCTCGCCGTATTTGTTAGGGCTTTCTGCGTCCGTGTCAGCACGAATCCGCAAGCTGTCATAGTTGGCCTCGTTGTCCAGCGGCAATGCGGCGTTGCGCTGGTTCCAGTAAATCCACAACTGGCTGATACGTTCTTTGGGGTCGGTTGTGATGCTGACGCTGTTTTCCAGAATGTTGGCATCGTCATTGATTGAGCCAGCATTGGGGATTGCACGGAACGCCCGGAACTTGATTTTTTGGCTGCGCTCGTCCCACCAGATGTAGGCCAAGACTTGCTGCAAAATTTCTGCAAGCACTGTACCAACGCCCGTGGGTTTGCTCAACAGGCTTGTGATGTTGAAGCCCACCAGCCATGTATCGCCTTCCAAGTCCCATTCGTCTTTGTCGATAAAGGCGGCGGGAATCTTGGCGTATGTGACCAACAGGTCATAAATCACGTCCCAAATTGTTTGGTCGGTGTAGCGAACGCATCCTTGCACGTTTGCATCAACAGCGTGTGATGCAACAACAGACCCATCAGTGGCGCGTGTGATTCCACTCAAACGCACGTAATCCGTGCCGCTGATATTGACCAGCGCCCGTGTGGTGTAGGTCATTATTTCGTCACCAAGGCGCACAGTGCCCGATACCGCATAGTCCGTCAGCACGGCGTTGGCAATGTCGATCTGCGTGTCAGTGGTGTTGATTGCCGTCAGCAATTTACCCTGCACCGCTACGGGCACTTGGGCTTTTTCTTTGTCGGCAAGGTTCAGCGGGTCTTTGGCCGTCAGTTTGACGCTGCCATTGGCATCTGGGCCGTTGATTGCGTCAATCAGGTAGTGGCGCACGTTCATGTCTGCCAATTCTTGCCCGATGTACCCGTCATAAATCCGCACAGGACGGTTCTGGTAATACGGGTTCCGTGCCAGCCACTTTGCCCAAAACGATGAACGCTCAAACGGGTTGTAACTACGTTCTTCAACGTATGGGTCAACCCGAAAATCCGAATGGGGATGGTCTTGGAACGTCAGCGAAGCAACCGCCCGTTGCCCAAGGGCCGAGGTGTTTTTGTTATTGTTCGATGGATTGATGACCGATGGCGCAGTGCTGCTCTGCACCAGCGATGGAATGATATTTTCATCCGTGGGCAGGTTTACTTGCGGCTTGGCAAAAGTCAGCGTCAGCACGCCTTTGTCGTAATTCGCAGGGTCTTCGCAGGTCTTGCGCGTGTTGAAGCATTTGACCGAACCACTGGCCGTGCAAGGGGCAACCCCATAGGAGTTTTGGCAAAAGTCTTGGTCGATTTGAACCAATACGATTGGCTCGCGTCCGACTTTTTTTTCTGGTGGTTGCGTTGCCATTTTTTAACAAACTAGTGGTTTTGCCAAATCCATAGGGTTAACCCCTTTTGGTATTGATTTTGGGTCAATTATGTCATCAACGCCATTGCCATCGCGTAGCGCATGGATGCAATATGCCACGGTGTTGTCCTCAAGTGCAACCAGCTCGTGGTTGTGTTCCGCTTTGATGTAAATCATGTGCGGGGCTTGAAAGTCGGTTGTATTGCCGTTTACGGTGACGCGCAGCGAGCCAGAGGCCAAAAGGGTCAGGTGGTCAAACGGATGCGTGTGGCCGCGCTCCAAGTCGCCAGCTTTTTTGAAATGCATCTGGCGTGAGAACAGGTTGGCGACGCAGCCGATTTGGACGTGTGGAGTGTCTGTCATCGCTTAAACCTCAGTAACTGGAATCTCACCATCGACCGGCGCGGTTTTTGCCGCAGTCCATGCGTCCACTGCAAATTGGAACGGCGCAATGTCAGCGATAAGTTGGTTCTGCGGCTTGGTCAACACACCGTTGGCAAACACAGTCTTAAATTCAATCTCGCCATACTCACCATACCACTGCACGGCGTGGATGGCGGGGTCGAGTTGTGAAAGTTCAATGCCAGAAAAGAACTCGCCGTCAATTCCGACAGCGCCGTCATCGGCAACAATTGTTAATTTCATTATTTGACCTCAATTATTTTTAGCTCGGGTCGAGCTTGTTGCAACGTGGCCATCAAAACCTGCTGGCTCACGTCATTGGATTTCACCATCTCATTTCGAAAGCTCTCAACCGCAGCGCCAGTTTGACGTTGCTGTTGACTGTTCTCAATCATCAGCACTGGAAGCCACGCCATTGAGCAGCCGTAGTCATCAATTTCTTCGCCAGTGTTTGGGTTTGTCCCACGCACCTTCATAAACCACGCGCAGTCAAGCTGACGGCATGGTTTAAAACCATCAAGGGGGCAGTTGGCTTTTGGTTCGAGCTTCATTAGTCTTTAGTCGCAATAATCACATCCACATACGCCACGTTGATTTCGGCAGTCGCGGAAGAAAGCGAACCAGAAAAAGAATGGTTATGTGAACCGCCACCACCAATTGAACTTGTTGATTGTGAGCCAGAAACGTTAGTATTTAGACCACCAACAACTTTTGTGCTTGTATAAGGGTTGTAGGTGGTATATGTACTTACACTGTGACTATGACTTGGAATTTGAGTTGTTGTTAATGTTGTAGCGCCAACAGTACCGTTCAAAGAACCAGAAACAGACGGTGTACCAAACGCAGTGGTAAATCCAGCAGAACCGCCAGAACCCGCAGTTCCAGACACAACGCGCAGCGCTTTGTTATTGTGAGTTGTGGATTTAGTCCAACCAGTAGGTGCGGAACTTTGCACAAACACCATTGCAGTTCCAACATTAAATCCACCGCTAGCCGCTGGTGCAGACGAAACCCAAGCGCTTCCATTTGACGTTAATACATTTCCGGAGCCGCCGGGAGCAACAAAATTGACCGAAGAAGTACCATTACCAACAATTACGCTTCCAGCCGTCAGCGTGGTTGCGCCCGTGCCACCGTTTGCCACAGCAACAGTGCCCGTCACGTTTGCAGCCGTGCCCGTGGTGTTTTGGTTGCCCGTGGTGTTTACGCCGGGTAGGTCTATGTTTGCCGTGCCGTCAAACGATACGCCACCAATGGTTCTTGCCGTTGCCAGTGCTGTTGCAGTTGCGGCATTTCCGCTGGTGTCTTGGTTGCCAGCCGTATTAACGCCGGGCAAATCAATGTTGGCAGTTCCGTCAAACGAAACACCGCCGATGGTTCGCGCAGTTTGCAAAGCCGTAGCAGTTGCAGCGTTGCCCGTGGTGTTTTGGTTCCACGTTGGCACAATGCCAGTCAAGCCAGAATAGGCCACATTGGTAGCCGTTGCCGCATTGCCGCTGGTGTCCTGATTGCCAGCAATGTTTACACCGGGCAAATTGATATTGGCCGAGCCATCGAATGACACACCACCAATGGTTCTTGCGGTTGCCAGAATGGTTGCCGATGCCGCAACGCCAGAAATGTCAATGGCCCATGTGCCGCTTGGCGTAACAGTGGTGGCCGAGGTGACGCGCCCTTTGGCATCCACCGTCAATGATGGAATGGAGTTGTTGCCGCCGTAGGTTGCAGCCGTTACACCGCTGTTTGCCAGCGTCATAGCAGTTGCCACATCGCCAGAGCCGTTGACGCTTTCCGAGCCTGTAACGTCACCCGTAAAGCTCAATGTGCGCGAGGTTCCCCAATTTGCCGTTGTAATGTTGGCAGAGCCGTTAAAACTTGTGCCGTTGATTGTGCGTGCAGTTGTAAGCGTTGCGGCAGTTGCCACGTTTTTAACGCTGTCGGCGGTGTTGTCCACGTTGCCAAGGCCAACGTCAGCCTTCACAAGTCCAGTGGGTGTGGTGATTTCTGGCGATGTCAGGGTTTTGTTTGTCAGCGTCTGCTCGGTGTCAGTCGTTGCCAGAAACTCAGTGTCCAGCATTTGCACAAAGCGCCAAGAAATAGCCGCCGTCGGCGTGGTTGCCGTTACTTTGTATTCACCACGGGCAACAAAAAACTCAGCCAAGCCCGTTTCGTCAGTGATGAACGGATTTGGTTTGACTTCGGTCAGGTTGCGATTGACGTAGATGGGCGCGAGTTCGTTTGTCGCTTCGTCGCGAACTTCAACCGATGCGCCGGGTTCCACGTTGCCATCGCTGTCAACAATCGTGCGCTGAAAAATTGGTGCGGCCATGTCAGTCTACTCCTATGCCCGTCATGTTAAACGACACGGCCATCAAATCCCGAGGCCCAGTGTTCTGGGGGCGAATGTCTGCGCTTGTCCAAACGAAACCCACTTCCTCGGGGTATGCGTCAGGCCTCCAAGCAAAAAAGAATGGGCGCTCCCGTGCGGCTTTAACGAACGGGTCAAAGTTGGCACGATACCAATCAGCCGTCAGGTGTTGGTAAGCCGCGCTGGAAACAACGCCGTTACGGATGATCGACCGCCCAAGGTATTGCCCACTTTCGGACAAGTTGTTGCTGTATTCGGTTTGGCGTGACAACGTGATTGGCGTATGCCCTGCGTAGATGCTGCGCTGCATTGACAAAGCCAAGCCGATGTAGATTACCGACACTTTTGGTGCGCCGTTGACAAACCGGATGCGCCAGTATCTTTGTCCAACAGGTTGGAACAAGAACATGGCGACTTTCTTTGTCGCAACGCCTTCCACTTCGGTTGTCCAAGTGCTATTGTCGTTGCTGGACTGCACCTGAATGGTCGTGCCTTCAATGTCGCCAACAACGCCAGCGTAATCGCACATGGCTTCTGTGCCGTTATCAATGGCCCACGTTGCTGGCATGGCCGATGGCTTCCAGTATTCGTAGGTGGTGGGATACAACGGCGCAAGCGCGGAAAACCCCGCTTCGGTGGACGATGCCACGGGGGTTTTGCCAAAGGTGATGGATTCGTAACCGATACGGCTGTTCCGCAGCGGTGTTATTGCGGTGATGACCAGTGAGTCGGAAATGTAAATCATGCAATTCTCAGCACGGAACCATCCGCAACCGCCTCGTTAATTTGGGTGATGAGTGAGCGCACTTGCTCACGCCCAAACATTTCACCTTGTAATTGTATCGTGACGTTTTGGCGCTGTGCGACAGAAGTTGTGCCGCCCATGCCTGTAACTTCGCCAGCATTGCTGACGGTTGACGCATTGGATGAGCCACCACCGCCGACACTTAATGAGCCGCCGCCATCGCCAGACATAACGCCAGCGACTTGTGCAAGACCAGTGGCCGCAACAATACCCGCCTGAATCTTGCCATACATACCAATTTTGGCCGCTGCTGGTGGGCCAGCAATGGGGCCAAGCATCGCCAGAGCTTTCATTTGTGCAACAGCGGTGTTCTGGATGATTTGCCCAATGCTCAAAGCCTTGCCAAGCGCGATGGCCGCAATAGCCGCCGCCTTGTTCTTGCCACCCAACTGAGAAAGCAAACCAACAGCAGCATTGGCCGCAGACAAACGTGCATCGGTAATGAGTTGTTGAGTTTCGCGCTCAATTCTCACACGCTCATCAGCGGCGGCTTTTTCACGTGCCAACTGCGCGTCCAATGCTTCCATGTCGATGTTTGCCATTGCTTCGCGGTGTGCCAGCAATGCCTCTTGCTCCATCAACTGATATTCGCCCTTGGTAATCAAGCCAAGTTCCAAGGCCTCCAACAGCTTTTCTTGCTCCAAGGTGTAGCGTTCTGCCTCTTGCTCTTGTTCGGTCATTGTGGCCGCAATACGGGCCTCCTCGCGCAGTTTCAGCGCGTCAATAAACGCTTGCACCTTTGCCAATTCGTGTTCGCGGATTTTTTCCAACTCATCGGCACGGGCTTTGGCTTCGGCTTCCCGAGCTTTGGCGGCTTCTTCATCAACAACGGGGGCAGCAGTTTTACCGCTAACAATGCGCGGGTCTTGGAAATCACGGCCACGAAATCCGGTGTTTTCCTGAATCTTTTGGGCTTCGCGGAAAATTGCCAAGAAACGCAACATGGGCGAGGTGCTTTGCATCGCCCGGTTGGTCAGTTCGTCCAGCATCCCCGTGAACACATTGCCATATTGCTGCGCGTTTTGGATGCCAACAATCAGCGCGTCCGTGATGTTCACCAACGATGGCAACAACGATTCAGACAACGACTGTGCGGCATTGCCCGAAAGAACTCGCAAGCGGTCAAGGTTGTCGTTAAATTCTGCGGCGGCTTGTGCTGTTTGGGTGTTGATTGTGTTGCCGAGCTTGTCTGATTCTTCTGCCAGCGCTTGGATGCCCTCTGCACCACCGTTCAGCACCGGGATAAGGTTTGCACCAGACTTACCAAACAACTGCACCGCCAAAGCGGTTTTGGCCGCGCCGTCCTCATACGTGGCGAACTTGTCGGCCACGTCTTGCAGCACTTCAACCTGAGAGCGCAACGTACCATCGGCGTTTTTGACTGACACGCCCAACACATCAAACACCCGCGCAGCAGAACCGCCGTTGACGGATGCCATCGCCATTGTGTTGCTGAGTTTGACGATTGCGCTCGTCATTTCATCGGCAGAGATGCCCGACATTTGGGCAACGTAGCCAAGGCGCGACAAATCCTCAACGGCAAGGCCTGTGCGTTCGCTCAGGTCAGTGAGTTTGTCGGCTGCGTCAATGAAGTTCTTGACCATCACCACGCCAACAGCCGCACCAGCAGCAATGGCGGCAGGGCCAACAGCAATCAATTTGTCCGTCAACTGAGTGGCTTTTTGACTGAAACCAGACAGCAAACTCTCGGAAGTTTTCAGGCCCGTTGCAAGGCCCGTGGTGTTTGCATCAATGTTTACGGATAAGCTGCCAATCGTTGCCATTGTTTACCTCAACAATTCATAAAGTTCTGAGCAATCTGCATCAGTCAGCGAACCCGCATAATCCACCTCTTTGTCGCGTGGCCGCTTGGCCTCATACAGCAACCACCACTCTGCTGGCGACATTTTCCAAAACTCAGACGGGGACAAGCCCCACCCGACAGCAACCACATAAAAACCACCCCAATCAATGTCGGTGATTTCTATGTTTGTGCTGGACTTTCTTTTTTTTTCGGCTCGGGAAAGATGGCCGACAAGATAGCGTCACGCATACCCAAAAGGCTTGCCACGTCACCCGTCATTAATTCGCGGTACACCTCCTCATCCTCAACGCGTGCGCCGCCAGCCCGTAGGAACGAGCCAACGACAAACGCAAGATGAGACAGCGGAGGCGCTTCGGAACTCAGGCCACGAACCAAACCCGCAAGGCTGACGCGCTGTTCAATTTGGTTGAGCAGCAGCATGGTGGGCTTGACCGTGTAGGTCTTGCCCTCCCAAGCCATCTCAACGTCTTTGAATACTGCGCTCATCAGACGGCGGCGGTGTAGGTGTAAGCGCCGGACGATTGCAGCGATGCGCTGAACGTGCTGGCTTCGTTGTAAGCCGCGCCCAATTCAACCGATGCCACAAAGAAGTCGCCAGCGATGGTGCCGATGCCGGGAAAAGTGATTTCCACGTCTTCGATCAGACCAGACGAACCAGCGGCCAAAGCGATCAAAGAATCGTCCTTGGTCACGCCTTCGATGCTCATGTCGAGCGTCTTAGTGCCAGCCACGGACAACATGGTGCGGAAACCGCTGTCATCGTCCGAGGTAATGTCCACAGGCTCGTTGCCAATGGTGAAAGATTTAGTGCGAGCGCCAGCGACAGAAGCGCCAGCAACTTCAACAACAACGGTGCGACCAACAAAAGCAGCCATGATTTAACTCCTTATTCAGTGACCAAAACGTCACCAGATTCAGTTTCAAGCAACAAACCCGATTCTGTCATCAGCGTTGCGTTGATGTCCTCAACGGTCAGCCGAAACCGAATCACCCCATGTCTCGTCAAGCCATCGGATTCCAAGTAGGTTTCCTGAAACTCTGCGATACATTCTACCAAATGACAGCCAGAAACCGCTATATCTGCGCGGTTCAACTTGTCATAAATCTTTTCCAAAATGTCTTTGCACTCAAGCCGCCCACGGTACTGCGACCAGACGTGAATGGTCAACGTGGTTTCAGAGCCAACGCTCTCGTCCGTGTCAAACGGAATTGAGGTGTCATCGCCAATGACGATGTAAGGGTAGGCACTAACCTGCGGCACGTGGTCATAGACCGGATGGCCAATGGTTGCCAGTTCGTTATAGACGGCTTGCTGGATGTTTGATTGCTTCATTTCAACAGCCCTTTACCAGCGGCATCCACAATTTTTTGCAGACGCTGTTTAAACTTTGGGCGCTCCTGCTCAACGGCGGGAACCATGAACGGGCGCGGCTCAATATCGCGAGTGCCAAACTCCAGCGGCGCGGCGTATTCGGTGTCTGCGGTGATGGTGGCTTGCTTGCCATCAATCTCGGCGGTGATGCTGTTTGCCAGCCGTCCGGTGTCGCTTGCAGGGGCTTGGCCCGGTGCAGAGGCTTGATGCGTGCGGCGTGGGTTTGTTTTGTCGTAAACAATGCCCGACTTTGTGCCACGCTGAATGGACTTGATGGCCGTGGTGCGGATGTTCTGCGCCGTGCCGTTCACAACGTCAGCAACGTATTTGTCCGCAGCCGCACCAAATGCCGCCAAGTTCTTCAGCAGTTGCTTGTCGCCCGTGAGTGTGATGTTCATGTCGCCACCCCTCTCTCGCAAGACAACTCCAGCCATTGGTTGCGGAGTTCCAAGTTCAGGATGGACAGCACTTGCATTGCAACGCCACGCACCACAACACGGTCAGAGGGCAGCAGATCGGCCCTATACCGCACGTAAATCCGGTGGGTGACTGTTGCCTCGCGCTGCATTGCGAACAGGGCTTCACGGCCACTTAGCGGGGCAACCATGCCACGGGTGGTGAGTATGGGTGTCCACGTCACCACTTGACCGCCAGCACCATCGGACACGGGCACAAGGCGCTGGAAAATCAGCGTCTCGCGCAACTTGCCCGAAGTCAGGTCACAACATTTCACAGCGAAACCTCGACCCGGTAGGGTTTCAGAAAGTTCATTGCGCCGGACTTTGCCAAGGCATATTCGGCATCGCACGCGCCACGGTGGTCAAACATGAACGCCGCAATGGTGGTGATGCCCAACTTAATGGCTGCGGGGATAACGTCCATCCCTGCGGTGTATTCCACGCGCACCTCGTTGCCATCCCATGCGGGTAGGGTAATACGTGCGGGTCGGCGTTCGGCCTCCACGCTGTATTCCAAGTCCTCGCCATCCAGTGTGACAGCTTCAATGGAAACCAAACCCGTGTATGGCAACTCAAACACGTTGCCGTAGTCACGGATTGGCGACAGTTGTTGTGGGCGCAGTTGGGCTTTTGGGATGATGCCCACCCACTCGCGCTCGTTCAAATCCAGATTGATGTAGCGAATAGCCGCATCGGTTGCGGCACTCAGCAACAAAGGCAGCAGCGGGTCAGCCGCATCGCCACCGATAAACGCCGCCAACTCGGCAGCAGTTACGGGCGAAACAACGTCAGTCGTTGGTGTCGCTTGCATTTTGTTTCCTTGGTCGGCCACGTTTTTTGACTTCCGGCTCTACCACTTTGGTGATTTCCGGGCCGTTTACCTTTTGCACAACAGGATCCAAGTCGATAACGCCGTGGAAAGCAAGTTGTCGCGCCTCGTTGCCGTCCAGCAGGTCAACAAATTGACCTTTGGCCCCGTAGGTGCTGTTTTTGAGAAGTCGGTAAATCATAGGTAAAAAAGGGGAGAGCCGTTAAGCCCTCCCCGTTTTCATCACTCAGCGGCGACGTCGAAGGAACCCTTGGTGAAGGCCTTGGGCAATTCGATACCGAAGCCATAACGCTCTTCGGCCAGAACAGCAACGCCGTTCTTCACGAAGTAATCGCTGTGGCTTTCGCTCACGCGCACGTCCATTTGCTCGCGATCATAGATGGTTGCGCCCATCGTCCAGTCGCCCAGCAAGAAGTCGCCAGCGGTCATTGCGTTGGACACAATGACAGGCACGCGCCACAGACGTTGCTCGCCACCGTTGGGCACGGTCACCCAGATGTAGTGGCCGTCGCTGCCTTTGGCGGTTTCCAAGGTAGCCCAATCGAGTGGGTTCAACACCAAGCCGTTGATGTTGTAGTACTCGTTTTGCTGGTTCTTGGTGATGGCCGCACGGATGTGGTCCAACATTGCGCCGGGCAGTTCAGCATCAGTCGTGCCAGTGGCGATTTCGCCAACGGTGGACACACCAGCGTCAACCATCAAGCCAGTCAGCGATTGGTTAGTGCCAGCGCCGTAGAGCAACTGGGTGTCGCTCAACAGGTTCAGGCCATACATCAGCTTGCTGTCGATCAGGCGTTGCAACATAGGCGCATCGGTCAACACTTGGCGCGAAGCGGCAACCCAATGAGCCATCGTGCGAACGGGCACAGTGACCAATTCGTAGGTAATGTTGCTCTCGGGCTTGGCTTGGAAATCACCAGCGCCGATGGCGGTGGAGGCCGAGCTTGGCTGTTGAGGTGCAGCGTTGTTGGTGAACACGTTTTCGCGCATCACTTCCACGGCGTTGGACGTGGTGGGGATGTGGGTCAACAGGTCACGGATGAATTGGCGACGCTCTGCACCGATAACCACGTCAGCACGGCGCATGGGGTTAACCAATGCACCACCCGAAGCGGCCAAGCTGGAGATGGCCTTGTTCACGCGCACGGCATCAGTGCCACGAGCGCCAGCGTTTTTGTAAGCAGCCGATTCAACGAACTGCGAACCAATCGATTTGGCTTCGGCTTGACCAGCGAATTGACGCTGTGCGGCTTTTTCCATTTCGATGACGCGAGCGTCCATGCGGTCAAAGTCAGACTTGATAGCGTCCAAGCGCTCGGTGGCGGCGGTCAAAGCCTTACGGGTTTGCTCGGTGGCTTCGCCGTATTGCTTGATTTCGGCATCGCGCTTTTCAACAGCGGATTTGATCTCGGACTTAACGGTGTCCAAGTGAGATTTGATTTGTTCGAGTTCCATGATGGTTTCTTTCAAAGTGAGGTTTTAGATTCGGGCCAAGTCGCCCAGAGTGGAGTCAATCAAGGATTTAACTTGATCGGCAGACAATGGCGGCTGTCCCTTGGAATGAGTGCCTTGCAGCGGCTCACCCTTCAACAGTGCCGTGATGCTGGACATTTCTGCCAGCAATTCGTTTCGGGCCTTTTCGCTGAGACTGTTGTTCTCGGCAAATTCCCGCATTTCTTTGAGCGTTTTCACGCCCGTGATGATGGCTTGGTCGTTTGCTGGCCAAGTCACCAGTGAGTATTCAAACAGTTTGCCTTCGTAGATGTGGCGCACACCAGCAGCGTCCACTTGGGACTTGCCACCGGGAATAGAAAAGCCCACGCTCAGGCGGTCAATCACGCCGTCACGCATCAACTCGATGGCTTCATCGCCTTTGGCGGTCTTGCTGATTTTGGACTTGACCCACAGGCCTTTGCTGTCCTCACGCATTTCAACAGGCAAACCAATAGGAGTGTCAGCCTTATGCTGCCAGAGGACTTTGATACGGTTGGCGGGAAAGCCCTCTTTGATGGACTTGGCAAAGGCGTTTTGTTCAATGACGTCTCCATCGCTGTCCACGTTGCCGTAGGCGGCGGCATAACCTTCAAAGGTGCGCTCGTCTGGGTTGACCAGCGTGTCGTCAAATTTGATGCTCTTAAATTCCATACTTCACCCCCCGTTGCTTGGATTATTACCCAAGTTGACAAAAAAAGAAATCAATCAAAAACAAACACCACCGCACAGCGGCAGTTGATGATGTTGCCAGCGCTGCCCGATGGATCGCCGGGGTACATCAGTTGTTCACCCTCGACCTCAAAAGGCTCATTCATGCCCACCACTTGCCCGTTGGCATCGGCGTGGTCGGGCCGTGTGCGGTCATCCTCCACGCTTACCCACTCGCGGCGCATATCCAGCCCCGTCAGTTGCGCGGCCTCTTGTGCGCCAAAGTTGGCGGCGGCGTGCGTTTCGGTTCGGGCGATGATGCTGGCGCGGGTGCGTGCAATGCTTGGCGCGTAGTCCCGAATTTCCCGCGCAATTTTGTCCGTGCCAAAACCCTGCTCAATGCCGTTGCGGACAATCGTGCGAATTTGAGATTCGGTGGTGGTGTTGATGCGGGTGATTTTGGAGGCCAGCCATTCGCCAATGAACAGCTCGATGGATCGCTTGAGCAATGCCTTGGGCGTTTCCTCGTCTTTGGTTTCCAGCAGCAAGCCACGGCTTTTTGCTTCGCCCAACACCCGCTCACCAAAGAACAGCGCCGTTGCCCGGTAGTCTGCGGCCAGCGCGTCTGAAATGTTTTTCGAGTGTTCGCGCACGGCCAGCGGGATAGCCAACTCGCCGCGCTTTTCGTACTCATCGGCCACTTGACGCAGGGTTTTGGCAATCTGGCTGCGAAGGCGGCGCTCATACCTTGCGGCCATACGGGTCTGCAAGGCATCGGCCAAGGCTCGCTCGGCTTGCTTGTTGCGCGGGTTGATTGCCCCCACGGGTCAGTCCTTGCCGTAGGCCAGCAGCTTGGCAATGTCGTTCGGCAGTTCGCCTTTGGCCTCGCCGGACATATCAAGGTTGGTGGGCAGCAGTGAGCTTTGCAGGTAACCAACGTCACCGCCCTCAATACCGCCAACACCAAGGCCAAGCATCTCGTCAATCTTGTTGAATGGCACACCCATAGCGAACAGCTTTGCGGCCTCGTCCAGCTTTTTGCTGTAATCCTCGCGCAAGGCTTCCACGTCCGAAATGTCGTATTCCAACACCCACTCAGGGCCGAATTGCGCGGCCAGTTGTGCGTTGAGTTGGCTGCGAATCATCCGCAGGACGGGAATCATCGTGTCAATCCAGAAAATTTTGCGAGCGGTCTCGATGTTGGCGAGCGTGGCGTTTTCCATAATGCCCACCATGACAGGGGGCACACCCATTGCCGAGCAGATTTCTTCCCAAACCTTGGCGCGGCTCGCCACGAAGTCCAGCTCGGTTGCGCTTTGGTTTAGGGTCTTAATGTCGCGGGTCGTAAAGAACGGCGCACGCGCATTGGCCGCGCCGCTTTGTTTTTCTTTGTGCAGTTCGCGCAAACGAGCCATTTGCTCTGGCGTGGTTTCCGGGTCAATGATGATCGCGTAGTCCGAGATGCCACGGTTCTGCATGGAACCCAACTGCCATGTGGACGATTCGCGGTCAACGTCAATGGCGCGACCAGCCGCTTGGATGGTGGGCATACCAAACAGAAAGTCGTTCGGGTTGGCCGTCTTAACGTGAACCATGTCCTCGGGCTGAATGTCCCGAGTGATGCCGCCGTATTGGTAACGATACAGGTCAATCAGGCGGGTTTTGCCAGCTTGAATTTTTACGCCTTGGGGCAGCACGGGCCACAATTCCACGGGTTGATTGGCGTTACCTGCACGGATGATTGACCAATAGTTGTTGCCAGCGAGGTCGATGTACTGGCTCATGAGTTCCATCATCTCGGCAAACGCAAAATCGGGGTTTGGCTTGTCAATCAAACGCTGCAAAGGCGAATCAGGCGCAGGGGCCAACGTGCCGTCCGATAGTTTGCGGTATGCCTTCCAAGGCACTTGGGCAATGGACTGTGCGCGGCGGTTGACGCAAGCGTAAAAGATGGCCGATGCTTTCAGGCCTTCCTCAATCGCAACTTCCGTGTTCCACTTTTGGAACGTGGGTGCGGTCTTGGAAAAGGTCATCATCAGTTCGGGCAACGAAACTGATTTCAGCTCAAACTGCACCGCAGTCGGCTTGCGTTTGAAGAAATTAAATTGCATCGTTCAATCCTTTAGCGGCGAACAAAAATAGAGCCGTTGTTGCCAGCGCTCAACACAATGGCAATGGGCAGGTCAAGCGGGTGTGTGCCTTTGGTCAAGCCGCCAGCGATTGTGGGGTGCGGGTAAAGCACATCACCATCTGCCCACGTCTCGGTCACGCCAGCGCCCGTGGTGTTAATGCCACGCACCACACCGAACGTGGTCAAAAACCCGTCAGCGTTGTTGGCGATGGATTCGTCAGTGATGCCGACAATGTAGATGGCCGAAACAGAACCGCTGCCATTGCTTTTGCCGATGTTGATGCGTCCGCTGTTGCCCGTTGTGCCCGTGGCGCTTACCAGCGTGCCCTTGGCGATGGTTGCGCCCGAAGTGTTACGCACCTTCATGTGGAGTTGTTGGCCCACCTTGAGCGTCACATCAGAATCAAGGCCCACGTCCACAGTGCCGTCCGTGGCGTTCCAGTTCATTTCACCTTTGGCGGGTGTGCTTTCGTTTGTAATGTCAAAAACAAACTTCTCCACGGGGACGGGCAGCAGTTGGGCGGCTGTTGCTCGGACTGTTTCGCCACCTTGGACGATGGGCACAAACTCTGCGCCCGTGAGTGCAGTCGCCAAAGGCAACTCGGAAATTTTTACTGTGTCAGCCATAAAGCCCCCATGAGTTGCCCGATTTTATCCACAATCACAGAAATTCCATAATCAGGTCTTGTTTTGCCGTGGTTAAAAGCATATCCGAGATGGCATCGAACATTGGGTCCAATTGGTCATCGTGTGCGCCATTGGGGAAAACCGAAGCCTCGGCCAAGAAATCCGACAGCCAAGGCGCGTTTTGGGGAAGCAGCACGTTGCCCGACTGAATCATGGGGGCCACGTCCATTGCGCGGGTCACTTTGTCGGTGTTGCGCTGGATGGGAAGCACGGGGATACCCTCGCGCTTGAGCGTTTGAATCAGGCCCGTGCCCGAAACCTTGTCCTCGATTTTCATGGCTCGCAGCACACCCACGTCCAGCGCCTTGTGCTTTGCGTAGAACGCCCGTGCCTGAACCAACAACTCGGGGGCTTCCCACTTGCCACGGGACTGGTCGAGCAGAATGGCTTGGCCGTCCTTGGTCATGCCCCAACATTGGAAAACAGAATAATCGTTGTGTTCTTTTGTTTTTTGCGCTGTGTCGGCGTAGATGATGCGGTGCGTCACCTTGGGCGGGTGGGTGTAATACCGCCACCATTCATCCTTGAGCAAGCCCCCACCAATGGGCGCGGGGTTCTGCATATATTGCCCTGCGAACCGATACGCGTCCGTCTTTTCCATGCGGTGCAGGTCGTCCAGCGGAAATTGCTCCTGCCAAAACGACTGGCCGTTTGGCTTGATGGCCGGGATGTTGACGTGTTCCCAAGTCTCACCATTGCCGCCTTCCAGCAAAAAGCCCGAAAGGTCGCCTTCGTGCAGACGCTGCATGATGACAATGATGGGCGTGTCCGGGTTGTTTTTGCGGCTTTCAATCGTGGTGCTGAACCAGTCAATTACGTTTTGGCGCATGGTGTCGCTGTTGCCTTCGCCAGCTTTGTGGGGGTCGTCCAGCACAATGGCCCCGCCAAACGTGGACCGCATCTTGCCAGCGCCGTAACCAGTAATCGTGCCTTCGTTACCTGTGGCGTAAACAATCCCACCCTGTTCGGTGCGGAACTCATCCTTGGCGTTGCTGTCTTGCCGCAGTTGCGGTGCGCCAAATATCTCGGCAAAGGTTTCGTGCTGCATTACCGCACGGGCGTTGAAGGTGTTATTGGTTGCCAAGCGCTTGCTGTATGAAGCGTGGATGAACTCGGAATCAGGCCAGTTTCCCATACACCATGCAATGAAGTTCACCACGGCCAACTCGGTTTTGCCCGAGCGTGGCGGCACGTTAATGATGAGCCGCTTAACCCGTCCAAGCACCACGCGTTCCAAGGCGTTGCAAATCACCTCTTGGTGATAATTGTCCTTCATCGGCGTGCCCTTACGGGCAAAGAACATTGTCCGGGTGAAACTCAGCAGGTCTGCGCGGCAATCGGCAATCTGTTGGGGTGTCATTCGGCGTGTTTACGGGCAAGCGCGGCCAGCACCGCATCATTGACCGCTGCGGGGGACATAGTGCCATCGGGCGAGGTGTGTTCCACCTTTTGTGTTTCGGCCCACTTCATTTGTGTTTTGCTCCACCAAATCATGGCCGTGGTGTCGCCGCCCACCGCCTTTTGGAACAGCGTTTGTCCAATCTTGGCATTGGCTTTGGCCTTCCCCGCTTGCAACTCGGTGTGAAAGTGCTTCCGCAGGGTGTCGGTGTCGATGCCGTCACGAATCAGCACAGCAATTTGCTCGATGGGCACACCATACCCGGACATTGCTTCCACCCGTGCGCGTTCATCGTTTGTTGGCTTGAATGCCTGACGGCCAGCACCCTCACGAGCGCCGCCGTGGGTATTTGTGTTTTTTAGGGTCGATTTTTCAAGTTTCGGCATTTGATACCTCTGCCATTGTTTTGCCAGTTAAGAGCATTTCTGCTATTGCGGCACTCATAATTGCCACCCGCTCAATTCTGAATTTTGCCGGGTCACTCATCCCAAGCATACGTTTTTGGGCTTTGTCTTTATGGACGTAGGTGCAGCCATCAACCGGGGAGCCGTCATGGTCATGAACCAAAGTCCATCTCTTGCACGGCTGAACTCTCATTTTGCGTCCTCTGAATCAAAAAGCTCTCCAGTTGCCTCGAGGGTGGCTTTTTTGCCAGTGAAGTCTTGCCATCGCTTGACGATCACATCGCAATACTTAGGATCAAGCTCCATCAGCCGCGCCACTCGGCCATTTTTTTCAGCCGCGATCAAAGTTGTGCCTGAACCGCCAAAAGAGTCCAAGACAGCGTCACCGCCTTTTGTATTGTTCAGGAGCTGGTATTCAAACAAAGCCACTGGCTTCATTGTCGGGTGTTCGCCATTGCGGGTTGGTTTGTCAAACTCAAGAATAGTGGTTTGTTTTCGATCCGCTGCCCAAAGATGACTGGCCCCGTCTTTCCATCCATAAAGGCAAGGCTCATGCTGCCAGTGGTAATCCTGTCGGCCCATAACCAAACTAGACTTTTTCCAAATCAAGCATTGTCGAACCCTCCACCCCGAATCCTGCGCTGCCCCTCGGAAGTTGTATCCCTCTGAATCAGCATGCCAAATGTAAAACACAGCGCCGGGCTTCATTACCGAATCGGCAGCAGTGTAAGCATCGCGCAAGAATTGGCGAAACTGATCATCTGCCATTGAATCGTTTTGAATCGTCAGCTTTTCTTTTGTGCCACCCTCATAAGCAACGTTGTAAGGCGGGTCTGTCAGCCACATATCGACCAGCTGGTCTTGGCACAGCTTGGCAAGGTCATCCATGCTTGTGCTATCACCACACAGCAAACGATGCTTTCCCATGACCCAAATGTCACCCGGCTTTGTGATGGGGTTTTCTGGAGGCGGGGGAGCCTCATCAGGGTCTGTCAGGCCTTCGTTTAGCTCAACAGGGGTCATTGCATCAAGCTCTTCATCCGAAAAGCCAGTCAGAGTCACATCAAAGCCAAACTCTTTCAGATCTGCAAACTCGAGCTTGAGCATCTCATCATCCCAACCCGAGTTAAGCGCCAACTTGTTGTCCGCAATAACGTAAGCGCGTTTTTGGATTTCGCTCAAATACCCAAGGCGCAAACAAGGCACTTCGGTCATGCCGAGCTTACGCGCAGCCAACAATCGGCCATGCCCCGCAATGATGCCGTCCGCTTCGTCAATTAGCACGGGATTGGTAAATCCAAACTCCTTGATGCTGGCCGCGATTTGGGCCACTTGCGCGTCCGAGTGCGTTCGGCTGTTGCGAGCGTAGGGAATCAGGTTCTCTACGGGGACAAATTCGAGGTTTTCTGGTTGGTTCATGGTTGAATCTTACTCGTTTTACATTTTACGTTCAAATTTTTTGGCTTCTGCGCGGTAATGCCGGGCGATTTCGCGCAAGCCATCGTGCGTATATTTGCGGATGGTCTGGTCGGCCTCGATCAATTCCACCGCCCGTTGCCCGATGCGCTCCAGCAGCCCAAGGCGGTAGGCCACATGATTGCCTGACAGGTGACGATTGCAATGCTTACATTGCCCGTGGGCGTTGTCCTCAACGAATCGCATATGCGGGGCAGAACCCACCGAGCGGTAGTGCCCACAATCGAACGCGCCGCCGATTTGTGCGCTTGGCAGTGGTGTTCCACATGAAATGCAGGGTTTACCCGAATCTCGAGCGCGGACAAACGCATTGAAGGCGGTTTGAGCTTCGCGCACCAGTTGCGGCTTGCCTTTCATTGCTTCCAGCTTGGCCTTGGTTTGTTTTCGGTCTTGCGCGGCGGCTTTTGCCTGTTCTTTGACCACCTGTTGTTTTGCCAACTTAATGGCGCACACGGGTGAACACACTTTTTGCAATGGCCGTTGTTTGACGTATGCCTCGCCACAGGCTTTGCATTTGTGCTGCTTGGTCATTGTGCGGCCCTGTCTTGCAAGCGGTTGCTGGCTTCTTGACTGCGCCATATTTCCACCCGCGCTTGTGCGGCAATCAGCGTCCAGCGCAGTTGTTCTTCCACCTCCACGGCTTGCTTCAAGCCCAGCAGAAGCTCTCTGTATTCGGCATGAGCGTATGCGTCACGCTCTTGGGCGGCGCTGGTGGTTTCGGGGCTGTCTTTCATCAGCAGGGCTTTTTTGCTCTTGCGAAATTCCTCAAGGTAAATTCTGTCTGACTTGGCCTTGGCAAACAGTTTGGCGTTCTTCAAGATAAAGTCCACCGCTTGATTGGGGTTTATTTGTTCGGTCATTTGTTCATCCAGTCATCAAGCAAATCCATCTGGTCTGCGGGTGTGAGTTTGTTTTTTGGCTTTTTTGGGGCGCTTGCTTTCAGCAAATCTTGGCGCACCAAAGGCTGTTCTGGGTCTGCCATGTCAATGACGTAGCTGTGGCCCCGAAACGTGATGCCGCCGTAAAAACGCGCAATGCTCAGTTGGGTGTCCAGCCAGCCATAAATTTTGTCCGGTGCGTTCATGTCATATCCTTTGATTGCCAATGCCGAACTTCGGCCCAACTCAGCGGGGTTTCGTCAATGCCGGGTCTGCGGATGCCTTCGTATTTGCCGGGCCAATCATTCGGGCCTTCAAAGCCTTGTCCATGCCAGTAAATAGCCCCGTGGTGTCTCGGCCCAACTTCTGCGCTTCGTGCCATGCATAGGCCTTCCATGCGGGTTGTTTGCTCAACATAACCAGCCTGTCCAGTGTGTCGTTGAAAAGTTTGGTTGGGTTCCACATCAAGCCCCCTCAAATCGCAACGCTTCACGGGCAAACCGCAGCGAGGTCGGGTTGATGCGTTCGCCAGCGGTGTATCGAGCAAGGATGCGCTTGGCCCATGCCTTATGGTCAACCTTGGACGGCGTGGCGGTAATGTTGGCCTTCATGTCACCCAATTTGGCAAGCTCGCGCTTCAAGCGTTCCGGGTCGGCCTTGGGTTCTGGCAATGCAGGGGCTTCGGGCGCGGGGGCTTGGCGGCATAGTTGTTTGAACTCGATGACGTTCGGGCAACGTGGCGGCAGGTTTTCCAACGCCCATGCGATGCGGTGCAGACTTCCAGCGTATGCCGACAACTCATGCGCCCAAAGTGTTTTCACGTCACCCAACGGGGCGCTGCCCAATGATTTTTCCCACTGCGCCCCGTAGGTTGCACCAAGGCGGGTAAACAGGCGGTCAATGGCTTGTGTTGATAGGCTCATTTTCCAATCTCCAAAATGTCGGTGGCTTGCACGTCAATGAACTGTTGCGGCTGTTTGCCTTCGTGTGCCAGTCGGTCAGGGTGTTCGCGTCCAGTCATTTCCTCCCAACGCTTCCAGCCCAATTCGCGCTCTTGTTGGGCAAAACTCACGGGCGCGGCTTTGGTTTTTGTCACCAAATCAGCAACCCATTCTGCTTTGAACCCTTGCCAGCCACGGGCACAACACGTCGCCAAAGCCATGTTTAACGACATGGGCACTTTGTCGGCTTCGCGTTGTATCGCGTCCAAGGCGGTTTGCGTCAGCGGTGACCGCTTGGCTTTCCTCATTGCCAAAAAATCATTCCAGACGTTTTCCAAAACACCATCGGGCCGTGCAACGGCCTGTCTTTTATTTACTGGTGTTGGTGTTGGTGTTGGTGTTGGTGTTGGTGTTGGTGTTGGTGTTGGTGTTGGTGTTGGTGTTGGTGTTGGTGTTGGT